ATCCCTTCCTGACCGCCTCAGTTATCAAGTTCATCAAGACTGAATGGTGGTTCGATACTGGTTGGTATGTGTTTGGCGCGGTAGTCATTGATGTGGTAATGAATGCGAAACTGACAGGAGTATAGGAAATGGCCAAGAAATGGATTCAGAACGCTATTAAGCACCCAGGCGCATTGCGTAAGTCGCTCGGGGTAAAGGAAGGGCAGAAGATACCTGCCAAGAAACTCGCAGCCGCAGCGAATAAGCCCGGAACAATGGGCAGACGCGCTCGACTGGCACAGACTCTGCGCCGTATGAATCCACCGAAACATACGGTAATGGGATAAACCGAACCGGAAGGTTCACTCCACAGCAGCCATAGGCAAGCAAACATAAGGAGACTTTCACATGGCACAATCACTTGAAACCATTCGTCAGAAGTTTATGACGACTTCCATCCACGGTCGCAAACTATTCGTGACTTCGGATGAATTCATCGGTGGCCCGAAAGCGCTGGTCAAACAGCTTACGAACGCCACTTCTTCCTCTACGGGTACCGCCCTGGATGGCTTCGGATACCATACCGTTGTCACCACGACCAACGATACCTGGAAGCTGGCCGATCCGCTGAAGGCTGGTATTGAGGTTTGTATCCAGACCGCCAGTACTTCGACCGGTACGCATACCATCAGCCCGGTAGCGGCTACGATTCGATCCTCCGCGGGTCAATCCGGCACGTCTATCGCCCTGAAGGGAAATGGCGCAGCAGTTACCTTGGTTGCTCATACCACCGCAAAATGGGGTGTTAAGTCCGTACACGGCACCGTAACTGTAGCTTAATCAGGAGAGCGCATGACTGAGCAAGAAAGGGTTAAACCCCTCAAGATTGCGCTGATTGGTTCTGCCCCGTCATCCGTCCATCTGGCTCCTTACGAGTCAGAGGATTGGGTGATTTGGGCATGTTCCGGATCAGTGTACCCAGTCGCTCGAAGGACCGATGCCTGGTTCGAGGTTCACAACTATGAACCGAATTCGCCAAGATTTTCCGAAGGATATTGTAATTTCTTGGCCAACTATCCCAATGATGTATGGATGACGAAAACGCATCCAGCCATTCCAAACGCCCAGGAACTCCCAACACAGGAACTGATCGAGAAATACAGCCCGTATTTCTTTACCAGCACTCTCGCATGGATGTTTGCCATGGCGATCGAAATGGGTGCCGATACGATCGGGTTATGGGGCGTGGACATGGCAGCACAAGGCGAATATGGCTACCAGCGAGCCGGATTGCAGCATTTCGCTCTGCTTGCAAAAGCCAAGGGAATCAACGTGGGAGTCCCACCGCAGTCGGATTTATTCAGGCCATCAGCGATGTATGGGCTTTCCGAACATTCCCAACAGCATCAGAAGTACATGGCTCGACGCTATGAACTGGAGGAACGCCATCACAAGCTCGAAATGGAGATTGCCCAGAAGAACCAGGAACTGTGGTTCCTCAAGGGAGCAATCGATGACATGAGCTACCATGAAGAAAACTGGCTTGGCGATCCTCGATCAATGGACCAGGAGTTCTGTACCGTTCCATTTGCGCCTGGAATGAACGAGCCTGCACCGAAAGATTTCCCGTTGTATGTGATTGAAGATGGGAAACTCAAGGATGTAGTCGATGGCTGATGGAGCATTTGCCGATTTAGTCTCAAAGCTCGAATCGATGAGCGATGAGAAGCGGCAAGCTATCATCGACGAAACACTGGATGCGACCAAAGATTTGGAATGGATTCCGAATCCTGGTCCGCAGACAGATGCTTATTTCTCCAAGGCTGACATTCTGCTTTATGGCGGCGAACCAGGTGGCGGGAAAGGATTGGCGCTAGATACACCAATTCCAACACCATTTGGTTTCACTACAATGGAAGAATTATCTGTTGGTGATGAAATATTCGATAAGAACGGAAATGTATGTCGAGTGATATTGAAATCACAGATACATAATAGACCATGTTTTGAAGTGAAATTCTCTGATGGTTCAACGCTTATCGCAGACGATACACATCGATGGTTGACACGTTCTTATCGTGAAAGATGTAGAATTAAAAAATGTACGGATGAGTATAGATCGAAAAGACGGGAAACTCGTAAAATTCGTGGAACTGGAAAACGTCCTGATCTGGCAAAGCGTAATACAGAAACAGCCAAATCATTAAATCCGCCAACCGAGAATGTCAGAACAACACTTGAGATATTCAATACTCTTGAAGTAGATAAACGTAAAAATCATAGTATTGATATATGTGGTTCATTAGCACTTCCTGAGACTGAATTATTGATTGATCCTTATGTACTCGGTGCCTGGCTTGGTGATGGTTCTACAAAATCGGCCTCTATCACCTCCAATGACCAGGAAATAATCGAACAAATCCAAACGGTGGGGCACGATGTAAAAAAATGGAGCGATAAATATTCTTATGGAATTAGTGGTTTGCAGGTTAATTTAAGAACCATTAGTGTATTAGGAAATAAGCATATACCGATAAGCTATCTACGTTCCTCGCACGATCAACGATTATCCTTGTTACAAGGACTCATGGATACCGATGGATATTGTGATACCAGGGGACAATGCGAATTCACGACAATAAAAAAAGCATTAGCGAACGATGTAAAAGAACTGATCAATTCGCTCGGGATAAAGGTATCGATTACGGAAGGCGATGCAAAATTGGATGGACGATTTATCAGCAAGAAATATCGTCTGAAATTTATGACTGATCTACCTGCTTTTAGACTTACGCGGAAACTGATTCGACAAAAACGAAGTAACTTCAGAGGAACTCATAATCTTCGCTATATTGTAGAGGTGAGACAGATTGATTCAGTACCGACTCAATGTATTCAGGTAGATTCACCAAGTAGGACATATCTCGCTGGTCGAGAAATGATCCCTACTCATAATACGGGCCTTGTCCTTGGTCTCGCTTTTACCAGGCACCAACGCTCACTGATCATGCGCCGGCAATATACCGATCTTGGTCATATTCTTGAGGAAGCACAGAAACTAAACGGTGGAAAGGAAGGCTATAACGGTAGCCCACCGCCAAAACTGAAACGCGATGGTTTTATAATTGATTTCGGTGCAGCCTCTCATATCGGGGATGAACAACACTGGCAGGGAAACCCTCATGACTTGATTGGAATCGACGAAGCCACCCAATTTGCTGAAATCCAGATACGCTTTTTAATGGGCTGGTTGCGTAGTACCGATAAGAATCAACGGAAACGAGTGGTGCTGGCAACCAACCCGCCCCTGACGGCAGAAGGACTCTGGGTCACGGAAATGTTTGCACCATGGCTCGATCCAAACTTCCCGAACCCGGCCAAACCGGGTGAACTCAGGTACGCTATAGTAGGAGATGATGATAAAGAAATCTGGGTTGAAGGTCCGGAAGATATCTACAGCGAAGCGAAGGGAAAAATGGTTACGCCGAAAAGCTATACCTATATCCCGGCTTCCTTGCAGGATAACCCTTTCCTGGCCAATACCGGTTATGAAAAGGAACTCGATGCCCTTCCTGGAGAAATACACGATGTCCTGATGTCAGGATTCCAAAAGACCTTTCGGGACCAGCCAAACCAAATTATTCCAACGGAATGGGTCAGATTGGCCCAACAACGCTGGCGCGACAACAAACCCGAAGGCGTTCCGATGTGCGCGATGGGGGTTGATTGTACCGGTGGCGGTCGAGACCCTTTAGTTATTGCGCCGAGGTATGGATTCTGGTTTCCCCAGCTAATCGAGATACCAGGCAAAGATATACCACTGGATAAGATCAACAAAACCACTGCCGGCCATATCGTAACAAATCGAAAAGACCAATGTGTAGTCGTGATTGATATGGGTGGTGGTTATGGTTCCGGAGCCTATGAAATCCTGAAAGATAACCAGATTGATGTAGTCGCTTATAAGGGAGCAGAAACATCAACAAAGAAAAGCAGGGACGGTAAATTAAAATTCGCCAACACACGAACTGCAGCCCTATGGAATATCAGGGAATTACTCGATCCAGATCAGCCAAATGGGTCAGAAATGGCCTTACCGCCCGATAACGAGATTACCGCTGATCTAACTGCACCGACCTATACCATCACTTCCGGAGGGATAAAAGCCGAATCGAAAGAGGATGTATGTAAAAGACTACAGCGTTCAACAAATAAAGGGGATGCGATTAAAATGGCATGTTATAAAGGACCAACACCCCAAACCCATGGTGGGGATTGGGCCTTTGCCGCTGAAATGCGTAAACGAAATCACAAGCCCAAAGTCGTAATGGGCAGAAACCGGAGGCGATAATGTCAGGATTATTTGGCGGTGGAACATCAAATGTGGCAGCAGGCCAGCTTTTAAAAAAGCAGAAATCCAATACGATCCTGGGAAGTACGGAAGAATTGCCTTTCCCAGTTGATCCTTATTCTGTTGAAGGACGCACCATGGCGCGTAAAAAAGCTACTCAAGCCGCAACAGGACGAAAAGGGTACACCAGTACAATTCTCAGCCAGGATATGTACAAGTGAATACGAAAGAACTCATTGCTCAAGTCGATAAACTCTTTAACGATCGACTGACATTCACATCCTTCCTGCAGGATGTGGCAGAGCAATTTTACCCGGAACGGGCCGATTTCACGCTTCGCCGTTACATGGGCGATGACTTTGCTTCAAACCTGACCACGACTTATCCCGTCATGATTCGCCGGGAGATGGGGGACAGTTTCGGTTCGATGTTACGACCGACCAATAAACCCTGGTTTCACATGGAAACAATAGGGGATATACCGGACCTGGAAGCAAAACAATGGCTGCAATGGGCTGAACAGCACCAACGTCGAGCGATGTATGACCGGCAAGCGCATTTCACGAGAGCTGCCAAAGAAGGCGACCACGATTTCGCTGCATTCGGCCAGACGGCCATTTCTGTGAGATTAAATCGAGAGGGCAATGGTTTACTCTATCGATGCTTTCACTTGCGAGATGTGGTCTGGATGGAGGATGAGGCAGGAAATATCATCCTTATTGCCCGTAAGATGAAAAAACAGGCCAAGGATTTATATCGCCTGTTTCGGAACAAGAATCATGAGCAGGTCATTAAGGACGCTGAAAAGAAGCCTTTCAACGAAACCAAGTGCTATCACATTATTATCGCTGCCGATTATTACAGTGAAAACGCCAACGGGAAGCCCTGGTTCTCGATTTATCAAGACGTAGAACACGAAAAAACTCTTGAATCCATACCGGTATTCAACAAGGAATACGTCATTCCGCGTTGGCAGACGGTATCGGGATCGCAATACGCCTATTCTCCGGCCACCGTCGTCGGACTTCCCGAGGCTCGATTGCTCCAGGCCATGACCTATACCCTGCTTGAAGCCGGGGAGAAATCCACCAATCCACCCATGGTGGCGACCCATGATGCCGTTCGGGATGACATTGCCATTTATGCCGGGGGTGTGACATGGGTAGATGCAGAATACGATGAACGGCTAGGAGACGCATTACGTCCTTTGAGCCAGAACTACAGCGGAATGCCATTGGGATTGGATATGATGCGGGATTCCCGTCAATTACTCGCCCATGCGTTCTACATCAATAAACTGAATCTCCCGCAAATGAGCCATGAAATGACGGCCTATGAAGTCGGTCAGCGAGTCCAGGAATATATTCGCGGAGCACTTCCGTTATTTGAACCGATGGAGATGGATTACAACGGTCAACTCTGTGAGCAGACTTTCGAGGTCATGATGCGGGCCAATGCCTTCGGTGGGCCACATTCTATTCCGCAAAGTCTACAGGGTCGGGACATTCAATTCCGGTTCAGTTCACCACTTCATGATGCGATTGAAGCACAGGATGGCCAGAAGTTCGCCCAGATGGGTCAATTGATTGCCGAAGCCATGCAGCTTGATCCGACCGTGGCCGCCGTTCCAAATGTACAAGTGGCGCTAAAAGAGGCATTATTGGGAATCCAAACACCGGCTAAATGGCTGAATTCCGATGACAAGATTGCGGAAAAGGTAGCCAAGATGCAGCAAACCCAACAGAATGCCATGGAACTCCAGGCTGCCCAACAAGGTTCCCAGGCAGCAGCAAACATGGGTAAGGCTCAGAAAGATATGGCTCAGGCATGAATTCAATGAATATCATGTTTTCCCTCAATCCTGCTTATGGGATTGGGATTGCAAGCAAAATGCTGGCAGATCGCCCAACCGCAATACAAGAACAACAAATACAATTTAATTTTACGCGGGTAATAAATTCGCATGGATTAATATATAAAGGAAAACCCGTTAAAAAGATTACTTATCAGATTGATCCATTGAACTATTTAATCAAACCGGAAAGTTTTCTATTACATACAAAATGAGCGAACAACCCCGTAAACCGAAACTCCCGAATCCTGAAAGAGAACCTTGGCTTCCACCCAAGACGGATGCCAAGACAATCCAAGCCTTTCAAGACCTGGCTAGAGGAACAGCCAACGCGGACCAACAGAAAAGAGTTTTGCATTTTACGATAAATTCCCTTTGTTGCACCTATGATTTATCCTATCGACCTGATAGTTCACGTAATACTGACTTTGCAGAAGGTAAGCGATGGGTAGGATTACAAATCATCAAATATCTGCATTTAAACTCAATGAACGAACCGGAGTAAATTATGAGACTGAAACCATTTTTCTTTTTAAAAGTGAATCATGTTGATGATCCTGATCCGATCGATCCGGACCCATCTGATCCGGTTGATCCTAAACTTGCTGGAGGTGGTGGGGGAAATCCTGATCCGGCTCCTAGCGATCCTGCTAATCCTCCTGCTGACCCTGCTCCTAGCAATCCGCCTACTGATCCTGGAACTCCTTGGCCTACTGATTGGCGATCCAAAATAGCCAATGGCGATGAAAAGATTCTTGCCCAACTTGGTCGATATGCCAGCCCAACCGATATCTGGAACAAAGCCAAAGCCCTGGAAACCCGGATATCATCCGGCGAACTCAAGGCATTAACCCCATTCCCGGAGAACGGGTCAGATGAGCAGAAAGCCGCCTGGCGCTCTGAAAACGGTATCCCGGAAAAAGCAGCCGATTATGAAATCAAGCTCCCGGAAGGCATGGTGATCGGGGATGCCGATCAACCGTTAATCGATAGTTTCCTTGAATTTGCCCATGAAAAGAACCTCTCGACTGATGCCGTCGATACTGCAGTCAATTGGTATTTCGCAGCTCAGGAAGCCCAGGCAACCCAACGTGAAGAACTGGACAAAGAAGTTCAGCAAGCCAATACGGACCTACTTCGAGCCGAATACGGAGAGAATTATCGACCGGTCATAAACGGGGTAAAAAACCTGTTTGCGTCCTTTCCAGATGGTGTGGGAGAAGCATTAATGCAAGCCCGTCTGGCAGACGGTACCCCTCTTGCTTCGGATGCTGGGGTCATCAAAGCTTTCGCTCAACTCGCCCATGAAATCAATCCTGTCACCACGTTGATGGGCGGTGGAACGAGCAACATGGAAAGCATCAACGATGAAATCAATAAACTCAATGGATTGATGGCTAATCGGCAAAGTGAATATTGGAAAGGTCCAAATGCTGAGAAAATGCAGCAACGATATCGTGACTTGGTATCTGCTAAAGAAACCATGGAGAAAAAAGGACAAGCTGCATAACTATTGCGTTTGTACACCCTATCGGACTTCGCTAGGATTTTCATCGAACACCTAGCGAAGCCCCGAAACGGGTCAAGCCGGCCCCGCAAGGACACCCCGGCAGCGACACGGGACGGACACCCTGAGATTAGGTTCATGTAAAAACCTAACTTAAAAAAGGAGGACATCATGTCCGATACCGCGTTTCAAACTCAGTAGATTTTGCTGAGAACTGGAACTGAAAAACGGGGAGGGAAACTGACCCGACGAAAGGTTTCCAAATCCATAACAGAGTGGAGATTTGGATGAATGAATCACTAATAAAATATTTGGCAGGCTTACTGGATGCAGATGGATCACTCTCATTCAGTTGGAAACGCGATCAAAACAGAGTGGATTGCTTTTTTATCAGTTTAAGCTTGAGATTAACGGCTTCTGATAACGTAGATCGACATAAATTTGTCGAATCCCTGCCAATATTGACCGGAATGGGTACAACCAGTCGATACGGTAAAAATAATCAATTTGTAGCCTGGAACATTAATAAAAGGTCGCATCTTGAAATGATTTTACCAAGGTTGGTTAAACACATGATTATTAAAGCACAACATTGGAATTGGCTTTTAGAATCATGGCGTGAATATCGCGGAAATACTTTTACTGAGAAAGAAAGAGAAGCGATTACCCAGGCGTCCAAAGAATCTCGTAAATTACGAGTTGGTCCATTACGGCAGAAGAATTATCCATCAGGAGCATGGATAGCCGGTTATCTGGATGGCGATGGCTGTTATCATTACCGTAGCGGTAAATATAAAAGCTACAAAGGCCGGAGTTACCAGCAATGGACTATCAAAGTATCAGCAGTATCCCATATTACCGATAAAATCGGATTGGAAATGCTACAGCATACTTTTGGAGGACGAATAGTCGGTCAAGGTCAATCAGACAATGTTCTTGTTTGGGAGCGCAGTCTAGGCTATCAAAACAGGAGTTTTGCTTTAAAATTCCTGTCAAAAATGGCTCGATATAGCAGACTCAAACGGCATAAGATTGGTCAAATGATTCATCACCATCGGCAACGACTGAGTGTTCCAGGCACCAAGGTGCAAGCGACAGTCTAACGTATAATTATACGTTGATCGTCAGGAGTTCATCGCTGGATTCGAGCAGAGACAATCTCTGCTTCGTGACACGGTAACAACTGAGGCTACCATCAAGGGCAACAAGGCCGTTTTTCTTGTCGCTGATTCAGGCGGTGCGGAAGCACAAAGCCGAGGCGTCAATGGCCTGATCCAAGCCCGATCCGACAACCTGACCCAGAACACCGCTACGCTGTCCGAATGGCATGACTTGGTTCGTAAGACCAATTTCAATGTCTTTGCCAGCCAGGGCGATCAACGGGCCATCATGCAAGACACCACTATGGGTGTGATCAATCGCAAGATTGACAGCCAGATCATCACCACCCTGAATACGGGTACGGTGACAATCGGTTCCAGCACCACCGTGGCTTCCATCAACCTGTTCCAGCATGGTCGTACCAAGCTTGGTAACGCCGAAGTTCCATGGGATTCCAATGTAACGCTTCTGTGTACGGCGGCATTCCTGTCTTACCTGGAACTGGCACCGGAATTCTCCGGCGCGGATTACGTTTCCATGCGTCCGTTTGCTGGTGAAGATGGTAACTGGCGTGACAAGCCGATGGCCTACCGCTGGCGCAACTGTCTGATCATTGAGCATCCCAACCTTCCGGGAGTGGGTACTTCGAGCGAAAAGAACTTCCTGTACCACAAATCGTCCATTGGCCATGCAGTCAACAAGCAAGGCATGGATAATGTCGTTGGGTACAACGAAGAACAGGCATATTCGTATGCTCGCTGCTCGATGGATATGGGGGCTGTTCTGATGCAGAACAGTGGTGTTGTGGTTATTACCGCTGATGGCAGCGCGTTCGCTTAAAGGAGAACTATCATGGCTTATTACGGTACTACTGCTGCTTCATCGCTTGCCAATCCTCCGGTTCCGCTGAACGGTCCGCTGACGAAATCGCCATCTTCATTGGGCAATACCAGTCGCGGCCTGACTTTGTGGGCATACAAATCCTCGAATACGGCGGCCCAGGCTTCTGCTGCCAATTTCATGTCGGATGCGTATTACCTCGGGATGCGGCCTGGCGATATCGTGTTTGGCTCCTATTTCAGTTCCGCTGGTTCAACCACCGGTTTCACCTATCGGCTGACTTGCACCAATGTGACGACTTCGGGAGCAACATTCTCGACAGCGCACCTGTCAACGGGTTAAGGTTAAGCTCTCTAAACCCACTAATAGGCGGGGGAAACCCCGCCCATTAGATCAACTGGAGGGCTTATGTCCGAAACTCAAGAAACCCTGAAAACTGAAAAACCTCATGGCATACCAGCACAAACCATGCCGGATTCCCAAACATCTACCGAAGTAAAGAAAGAACAAGAAACCGCCAAGAAAGCGGTTGAATCAGTAAAAGAATCAATCAAAGAACCACCTAAACGCGATGTTTCTCTGACCGGAAACCGACTCAAACAAGCGGAATATACCCGCACGATTTTCACTGCCACGGTTGAACGTGGTCATACCCGCTCCGACCTGGTTGATCCGAAATATTGGGCGCATATTGCTCTCAAACTCAAACGAGGGGATCGAATCGAAGTCACAGCAGAAGATGGTTCCTTTTATGCTGAACTCATGGTCATTGCCTGCGATCGAACGTGGGCACAAGTCCATGTATTGACCTGGCATGATTTGTCGGCTTCCACGGTCAAACTTACACCAGAAGTCCTGCAGGAATACATGATAGATTTCAAAGGTCCGGAATATTGGTGTGTCATTCGCCGTTCCGACAATATGGTGATCCAGAACAAAATGAATACCGAGGGCGAGGCAAAAATCTGGCTTGAAGGATTCATTCGTAACCGGAGTGCTGCTTGACCACGCAATTAAACATTTATAACGGGGCGCTTCTCATGTGTGGGGAGCGTCCCCTATCTTCGACATCAGAAGATCGGACACCTCGCTATGATCTCGATCAAGTCTGGAGCGATGGCGGTGTGAATGCGTGTTTGGCCCAGGGGCAATGGTATTTCGCTACCCGTACCCAACAGCTCGATTATGACACAGGAATTACTACATCCTTTGGGTATAATTATGCCTTTGCCATTCCATCGGATTGGGTCACTCCCACTGCAATATGTTCCGATCCTTACCTGGATGTTCCTTTAACGGAATACCAGATCGAGACCGGTTATATCTATTGCGACCTGCAAACAATTTATGTCGGATACGTCTCGAATAATGCGAGTTACGGAACGGATTACGCTTCCTGGCCGGCCAATTTCACGGAATGGGTCAAGGCTTACTTTGCATCCAAGATCATCGGTAAATTAACCTCCGATGAAAATAAACAAGCACTGGTAATCAAGGAAGAAATGCGCCTGCGAAAACTCGCCAAGTCCACCGATGCGAAAGCCAAACCTACCCGATTCCCGGCGCAAGGAAGCTGGAACAGCTCACGCCAGGGTCATCCAACCGGAGACCGGGGTAATCGTAATTCATTTACGGGGTAATCCATGCCTCGACAAAACGTATCACTGGCACGATTCAACTACGGGCTTATCTCTCCGAGGGCTTTAGCCAGAATTGATCTTGATCGAGTTGGTCTTTCTGCCGAGACCATGAACAACTGGGTCATGCGTTCCTTTGGAAACATGATGCTCCGACCCGGTTTAGCTTATCTCGGTGCCACGGCTTCCAATGCAGCTGCTCGATATATCCCGTTTATATTCTCTCAATCCGATACCGCTTTATTGGAATTCACGGACGTTCTAATGCGTGTCTGGATTTCGGATGCTTTGATGAGTCGAAGTTCAGTTTCTACAACTATCAGTAACGGTACTTTTTCATCAGTCGGTGGATTAACTGGGTGGACCGATGCGAGTGATGCTGGCGGTACCGCATCCTGGAAATCAGGCGGTTATATGAGCCTTATAGGGGATGGAACCAACTATGCCAGGGAATATCAAAAAATAACGGTTGCCTCTGCTGACAGAGGAACACAACACGCGGTTACGGTAGTCATTGAAAGAGGCGATGTTTTGCTTCGTATTGGATATGGAATCGATGATGATGCGTTGATCAACAATACTGAACTGACAAAAGGAACCCATTCATTAACCTTTACGCCATATAACGATTTTTATATAACCTTTTCTAGTCGCGATAAATACGAAAAATTAGTGGACTCA